GAATTTTCTCGGAGGTTTCGTGGTTTATACCCGCGATGCCGTTATCGACAGGCTGTTTGTGTTGCTTTGCGTTGAGATGTCCTTCAACAAGATCGAGAGCAGGGGATACCGTCGATTGGGCTTGAGCATGCCAAAGCGCGACGCGGCAAACCCCACGCGAATCGGCCCCACGGTCACAGACTCCACCGTTTGCGACGGATCATAAGATGGTGAGAGTTTGCCGGACGATGCCTCCAGCGCCAACTCGCACTGCGCCTGCTGCAGGATCAGCGGGATCTTCGTGATCCCCGGCAGAGACAGGTTCAGGTTGAGCCATTGGTTGTGAATCCGGGAGCCATAGATCGAACGCGGCCACATCAGATATTGCGTGCCGCTCCACCGATCGCCGATCCATTCCCAGCCTTGATCGAGGTATTGGCACGCCTCGCGCAGCGCAGCCTCCTTTGCGGGCGTGCCAAGTGCAGCCCATGCAGCAGCGCTGGTCAGGTTGCGGCCAGCCCAGTATGTGTCGGCGAAGGCCACCGTGCAGTAGCTCTCCGCATTCGGCACGCCTCCGGGCGTTACACCATCTTCCACGATCAGCGCCATTGCATCACCCCTTCTCGATCATCCAGCCAGCTTCTTGGTGCGCCACGACACAGGTCGGATGCACCTCGATGCGGTCCTTGATGCCATTCTTCGGATCGAACAAAACCATCGGCACCAGCGCGGCATCGCCAGCAAATTGCTGCGGCTGCGGAGAGTCCCGCATTTCCGCCGCGTCATCATCTGTTTTCTTGAGCGCCATTCATATCTCCGTTGGTTAGGGCTGGCGTGCCCTGACACGCCAGTTTGTTGCTTTGGTTATTGGGCGTTGGCGACCGGCGCAGGTGCTGCCATCACAGCAGCAATCGTCGCGGTGCGCTCCTTGAATGCCGCGTCTTGCTCAGCTTGCGCCTTGGCTGCATCTTCTGCTGCCTTGGCATTCGCCTTCGCTACCTCTTCAGACGCCTTCTCCAACTCCTTGTACTGCGGAGTAGCGAGCTCAGCATCACTGGGGACACGCCATCCCAGCGACAAGTACTCATGGACTGCGCTCAGGTGCACCAATGCGGTGTGAACGCCATCCTTCGGATCGTCGTGCGCCATCTTGATCAGCACGTCATCGCTCTTGTCGTCCAGCAGCACGCGGAAGCCAAGGCGCAGCTTCGCGTAGACCTTCGCCAGCGGCACCTCTTCCACCACCGGTTCCGGCGACATGGTCATCTTCACCGTATCACCCGACAAGCCGCTGATTGCATCAGCGTGCGAATCTTTGCTGGGATTCTTGGTCATGTTGTTTCCTTTGAAAAAGTCCCCAGCCCCTTGTGAGAGGCTGGGGTGAGGCAAAGTCCCGCTAGGGGACAGGAGGATCTTGAATCAGCCCATCAGCGTTGCGATGTGCTCCGGCTTCACAGCCTTGGTGCCCCACGCGATGCCGACTTCATACTTGACGCGACGATACTGGCGATACACGGCGATCTGGAAGGTCAAGTTGCTGACCGGATCCGTGATCTCCATCACGTCGTCCGCCGAATCACCACCGTCCGGCATCGCCGGTGCGCGGGTGATCAGGTGGATTGCGTGCCGGCCAAAGCCCATATTGGCCGTGTAGTTTGCTCCGACCGTCAGAGCATTGGCGGTGGCGATCGTAACCATCGCACCCGGCTTGCCCAGCGCGATCGTTCCCGGTGCAGCAACACCGGTGTTGACGACATACTTGTTGTTGGAGTCGGCCGCAAACGTCACGACGTCACCAGCATTCACCGTACCGGAACCGGTGACCAGCGCGATCGAGGCGACGCCCGGAGCGGTAGAACCGGAAGTCACATACGATGCGCCAGTGCCCTTCGTCACGGCCTGCACGCCAGCCGAGTTGTGCAGTTGGAAGCCTTGCAGCTCGCCGATCGTGCCGAGCCGCAGCAGGTCCGCCGTGCCAGCTTCATTCACCTTGAACAGCACGCTTTGCTTGCCACGAATGTTCGCCATGGCGGCAGAGCCAAACACGATGTGAATGTCATTGGTCGGACAGCCGTTGTCCTCCAGGATGCGACGCAGATTCGCGCCGTCCGTGAGGTCATTGGCCGTTCCGAACGGCGTAGTGCCTGCCGTGCCGTAGGCACGCGATGCACCCTGATACGCTGCGACGGCCAGATCAATTTCGATCAGGTTGACCAGAGCGCGCATCGACTGCGCAAACTGGTCGCGCAGGACCGGATTGATCATGCCGTTGTTGCCCAGCGCCTTGGCTTCCTCACCGGTCCAGCGCACCGGCGAATATTTGCTCTTGCTGATGCTGAGCGAGCCAGTGCTGATCGTCTGGTCACCGTCGTCCGGTGCCGTCGTGCCAGGGGTGATGTCGGCAGTTGTCGCCGCGCCCACGATCGGATACGTGATCGTTTCATTCAGCGCTGCGCGTTCTGCCGTGCTGTTGCGAAACACGGCAGGGATAAAACCGATCAGCTCACGACTGATGATGTCCAGCGCGTCATAGAGCGTCGGGATGAGACCAGTTACGGTATTGGCCATGCTTGTTTCCTTTTAATCGACGATTTGAATGCCATCCTTGACAGTCTGCCGCCGACTGACGGCATCCAACTGTTCAAAGGCAGCGCGTTTCATTGCCTTGCCCTTGGGGACCGTTTTGCTCTGGATCGCACCGCCACCGTTGCCAGAGGCCGGGAACCAATGCGGCTTTTCTTCCCGCAAAGATTCCAGCCACTCGCTAGGCGTCAGCGGACCCTTCTGACCCATGACAGGCTCCCCATTCTTGTCCAGCATCACAGCGTTTCCATCGTCGTCCAACGACCACGTTCCACGGCCATTCACCAGCACGTCGCCGATGGCAGGACCATAGATGCCGACCTTCTCAGACGCTGCGCGCAATTCGTTGTCCAGCACCCGCGCATCCCGCGCAGTTGCCTTCTTGTTGGCCTTCTCAATCTCAGCCTTGGACTCGCTCTTCAGCTTGTCAATTTCCTTGTCCTTGGCCTTCACGACATTGTCAACCCAACGTTGCCGCAACGCGTCCATCTTGGTCTTGTCGCCGATTGCCTCCTTCAGCAGCTTTGCATCTTCGCTGTTCTCAACCATGTTCGCCATGCGACGCACTTCTTCCAGATCGATGCCGTCATACCCCTTGAGCTTCGCCTCAGCCGCAGCACGCTGCTCGCGCTCCGTGGCCAGTGCAGACTTCAGACCCTTGGTGTCCTCGATGCCATCGACGTCCAGCTTGTACTTGCCGTCGCCTTGCTTCACGTACAGCGATTGCTGCGGTTCAGCGATTCCGTCCAACGTGTCAACGATCAATTTCAACGCCATGCTATTGCTCCTAATTCACTCCGGCATCACGCCATCGCGACTTGGGGTTATGAGAGCATCCCGCTCCCGTGGGTTTTACAGCAAAGGCGCATCCCGCACCGCCCTTCACAACATCACTGGCCTCATCCCGAGGTTGGTGATTTACTTTTTGCCACGCGGACCATAGACCGTTCCATATGGCCCTTGATTGCGCAGCGTGCTAGGCACAACAGGCAAACGTCTGCCAACAGTCACCCGACGTGAGTCAACGCGAGCGACATACACGCGATCCGCCCTGCCTCCGGCCATCGCAAACGGATGACCGAATGGAATTCCTTCCTTGCCCTTCTGCATACGCCAGCCTTCCACACGCACACTGCCAAGACGCGGGTGCCACGCGAGGTCACCGATGCCTACGCCCTTGTGCTGCTGGCTGTAGCGATAGACGTCAGCCGGCACGGCAGCGGTGCGCTGCTTCGGAGCCTGCCCCATAGGCGTCTTGCCCTTCGCATGCATCGCCCGCGCCTGCGCCGCTGCTTCCCGTGCTGCATCAGTCCATGCCATCATACGCTCCTAGTCATGTTTGTCTTTCAACTCCTGCAGCGTCAATGGACGCCCACTCTGGTCCAGCAAATCGGTCATGCTGATCTTGCCTTCGCGCCACAGCTGCGCCTTCCCTGTGCCGAGAATCTCATTCTGCTGCGCGACGGTGCGCGACTCAAACCAATGCTCATAGTCGGTCTTGGCCGCCACTTGGCCGTCGATCGAGGCGCGCGTGCCCTCGTCCATCTCATCAACCGGAATCGCGCTACCCATCTCCTCCCACGTCTTGGTCAGAGGAATGAGAACGGAACGGCAACCCCAGTGGCGAGGCGGACCACCGTCGAAAGGCAGAGTAGTGCCGCGAATAGGATTGCCATCCAGATCCCAACAAGCATGATCGTATGCAATACATATGTCCGTCGTCTGCGAATCCAGAGTGCTGATCTGTTGTACGCCTGCCAGAACATCTTCATTGCGCTTGTACACCTCAAGGCGTGCTGCGTTCGCTCCAGTCATCACACTCGTCTGTACGATCGAGCGTGCCTCCGATCGTGGCTTGCTGATGATGCCGGCAATACGTGCCACCAGCTGCTCATTCGTTTCTCCCTGCGCCATGCCGGTGCGAACCTGCACGCCAAACCGGAAGGCTACATCAGCAGCCATACGCGACCACCAGTCCGCAGACGGCGCACCCTGTATCAACAAGTCATTCGTCAACGTCCGTATCACGTTCTGCGGCAGCAGGCCTTCGATCATCCGGACACCCACTGCCTTGTTGATGATGTTGGCGACGGCCAGCCCTTCCACACCCATGGCTTTGCTAAGGAATCCGTCCATCGCCTTGCCCATTAGACGCACCTGCGCGTCAATCAGAGCGCGAATGTCCCGCAGCACGGCCGCAAGGCGCGCCGTCGCCGATGCAGACAGGCGGGAGCGCGCGAGGCGCTCCGTGAGGTCTGTCTGTAGCTCGCCGAACATCGGATTGAGCCCCATCTGTGCGCCTGCCGCCACCCGCAGCAAATCAATGCTGTGGTCGGTGAAGTCCTGCGCCAGTTGGTCGCTCAAATTCATCTCAGCAAGGCTTCCCGGCGGAGCACGAATCGTTCTTTGCGGCTTCCTTGTGCGCCGACTCCATCGCCGTCATGTTCTTGTCGCCCTTGTCGCAGGCTGCACCCTTCGCGCAGTGCCCTTGGCTCAGGCTGCCCTTCGTGTGGATCTTCGCTGCTTCGGTTGCGGCTGCTGCGGCTGGCTTGTGCATCATTGCTCCTTCACGTCGATGATGATGGTGCGTTCGTCTTGCAGACCGGACGTCGTGGTGATGCGACATACTGCCTTGTATGATGTGCCGGCAACTCCTCCACTAATGACCTGTGACACGATGCCGCCGCCCGATACCACAGCGCTGCCGACTTTCGTGAGGCCAGCATCCACGGTGATGGTGGCAGATTGGATTGTCGTCGCCCCTTCTTGCAGCAACCAATCCGTCCAATACCACGCATAGTTGCGTATGGCATTGGGGTCCGCATCGATATGAGGAAAGCCATCCGATTGGTACACGTATCCTTTCACGCTATCATCCTTTCACTCACTGGCTCGATGTACAAGGTGGCATTTGCTGGCTCGATGGACAAGGTGGTGTTGGTTGGCTCCACATACAGCGCCATCGTTGGCGTGGCCGAGGCGCTGCTGCTGAAGACGATGATGTTGCCGACCACGCCTTGCGAGGCGACGCCAATTGGGATAATCGTCGCGCTGGTGCGAATCGACGGCGCGCCGACTGCCCCAGTGGACGCTACGCCTGTGATCTGTGGGATAGCATCGACGCGCAGGCCAATGGTCCCTACAACCCCCAGCGACGCCACGCCGGTAATGCTTACAGTCGTGTTAGTGGTCCCGGCTGCATTGACCGTTCCGACGGCTGCGGCTGACGCCACGCCGGTGATGAACACCTTTTGGTCAAACGCGATATTTGGCGCGCCAACAACGCCAGCACTCGACACGCCAACCAGACCAACGGTGCAATCAACGCGAATCGACGGCGCGCCCACGACGCCCGCAGACGACACACCAGCCGGGGAGACCACGGTGCCAGACAAAATCGTCGGCACGCCCACGACGCCCGCAGACGACACGCCTGTTGCGGTGAGCTTCCAGTCATAGTTGATCTGCGGGACGCCAACCACGCCCGCACTGCTAACGCCGGTGATGCTGACCGTCTGGTTGCCTGTTCCGGTATCGACGGTTGGGGTATTGACTGCGCCTGCGCTCGTCACGCCCGCGATCGCAACGGTGCAATCGACGCGAACGGACGGAGAGCCAACCACGCCCGCAGACGACACTCCTGCCGGAGAGACTACGGTGCCCGCTATGACGGACGGAGAGCCAACCACGCCCGCGCTGTTGACGCCAGCGATGGCAACCGTACAGTCAATGCGGATCGCCGGAGCGCCGACTGCTGCTGCCGAGGCGACGCCAGTTGGCGTCAACTTCCAGTCATAGGTGACTGTCGGCACGCCCACGACACCGGCGCTGCTGACTCCTGTGACCGTGACTACCGTGCCAGCGATGACGCTTGGTGATCCAACCACGCCTGCAGACGATACACCCGCGATCGCAACGGTGCAGTCAACCTTGATGCTGACCGATCCAACTACGCCAGACGAGGTGACGCCAACTGCTTGATGCGTCCAGTCATACTTGACCGTTGGCACGCCAATCGCGCTGGCTGACGCCACACCAACGATCACTGGGGTGCTGTCTACTCTGATTGCTGGCGCGCCGACTGCTGCTGCGCTCGCTACGCCTGTGGGCGCATACGTGACGCTGCGGTTGATTGCTGGCGCGCCAACCACACCGGCAGACGATACTCCGGCGATGACGACGGTGCAATCGACTTTGATTGCTGGTGCGCCAACAACACCTGCGCTCGATACAGCTGGTGCGGTGAGCGTCAGATCGCCGGAGGTTGTTCCAGCGCTGGTCTGGAACGCATCCTCTTGGAATGCTCCCGGCTGGAATGCGTCTGCCGCAACCGCTGCGCCAACAGAATCGAACAGGAAGATGCTGCGCGATGACGGCTTGTCCCACAATGACCAAGGGTGCAGGGAAACTTCATCAATTATGTCATTTGGTACGGCGTAATTCCAGACCGCTCCCGCCAGAGAAAGCTGCGGGGTGTTGATGGAATACATTGAGCCAAAGGTGACGCCGGGTGCCGGTACATATTCGGTGGTGCTGCCGGACCCTGTTAGCGGACAATCTACGCCGTCGCAATAAATGTGCACCGTCGCGCCACTGCGCGTGGCGAACCAAACGTGCGGCTTGCCATCGTTCCAATTCGTTCCCGTGGTGGCGTAGTCCACGTTATTGCCGCCATGGTAGCAGACGAAGCGCATCATGCCGCCACCGCCACCGTTTATTTGTAGCGTGCGCTGGTCGTAGTTACTGCCTGACGTTGACTTTCCTTCGTCGCCAACTTGCAGTACGTTTTGCGCAGCACCATAGGGGTGCTGGCCAAACCACATCATCGAGTACGTGTTGCGCGCATCGGTCCACGGCTGCACCAACGGCCAAGTCACACCAGCGTAGGTGTTGGCGACGTTGGCGACGCCAATGCCGTATTGGTTGGCTAATTGCTTTACGCCAATGTCGGCATAACCGGAAAAGTGGGCGTCTACATAACCCACCTGCATCCCGACGCC